GGTTCAAGTATCGCGATCGCATCGGACAGACCTCGATGGGCATCGAGTCGCAGACCATAGCCTTCACGAATACCGCTATCACGGCGCGAGCGCAAGGCGTCCTGAATCAGTACAAGCGCGTAACGCCGATTTACTAAGAAAGGGGCCGCAATGATTGACCTATCCGTACTGGTACACCTCCTAGTCTGGATCATCATCGTCGGCTGCATCTTCGGGCTGCTCTGGTGGCTGATCGGCTACGTTGGATTGCCGGAGCCATTCAACAAGATCGCGCGCATTGCGGTCGCGGTAATCGCGGTACTCGTGCTGATCAACGTCCTGCTCGGCTTCGTCGGCGCTACGCCGCTCGTTCATCTCAGATGATCTCCGGCTACATCATCGGCGATAAGGCGCTTGTGGCGCGGATTCGCGGCGCGGGCGCGGTCGTGAAGGCTGAGATCGACGATACGGTGCGTAAACTCGGCTACGCGCTCGAGCGAAAGGTCGTCAATGATTACCTGCATGGCCCCCGGCCGCAAAGGCTGGGGTTTCGGCATGGCAAGCTGGCCGCGTCGATCACGCAGGGCAATGCAGATAGCCGCTCGCGCTTTGAATCGACAGAGACGACCGCGATCGCCTATGTCGGAACGAACGTATCGTATGGCGCGATGTGGGAACACGGTTTTAGCCGCAAAGTCGGCGCGGGGGCGCGCGGCGGCCCTCGGACTGTGTCCGGCAAGGCGCTCGACTCCTACATCCGCCGGCACCCGCCTGGTGTCCGGCAAGTGGCGGCGCGTCCGTTCCTGGCCCCGGCCCTGTTCGAGATGCGGGCGCAGATCCAGACCGAGCTCGGCGCGGCGCTCAAGCGCGGTATGGAAAAGGCGCTGCGCGCATGAATCCGAATCTCTATCGGAAATTGGTCAGGCGCGGATTCGTGCCATACGTCGTGCGACCGCGCATTTTGGTCAATTCGCTCCGCCGGATATTTGGCTCGCCTGAATATCGCGCGCTGGGCGGATGGCTGCCGCCAAAGGCTCAACGTGGCAACGCGTGAGCCAATCTATCAAGCGCTGTTCGATCTCGTGACGAACGCTCCAGCCGTGAAGGCTCAATTCGTCACCTTCGGCCGGCTGCTGCCGCACGTCGAGAACGTTGCTGGCGTCCAGTGCCCGGCGCTTTTTACGTTCCAGCTGCCCGAGCGGCGCGTTTACAAGGGCAAGGGCATCCCGGCGATTCGGACGCTGTTTGTCGCGTTCGTCGCGTACTTTTCCAGCGACAACTCCGGCGGGCGACTCCCGGCGACGGCGATCAACGCGGCCGCGGACGCGATCGACGACGCGATCTCGAATCCTGGCAACCCGCAAAACACGCAGACGCTCGGCGGCTTGGTCGAGCACGTCTATATCGAGCCGGACATCCGGCCGTACGAGGGCTTGCTTCAGGAAAAGTCCGTCCTCGTCTCGGTTATCTCGATGCTGATCCCATGAGAGGCGACGGCGAAAATCATGGGCCGAAAATACCGATCCCCGGCGCGGCAGGCGCGACCATCTACGAGGCGCTGCGGCGCATGGCGATGCGGCCGGAAGAATGCGGAATCACGATCAACAAAGAGCGCGTGGCCGGCGGCGGCTACGTTTACGTCATCGGAACTAACGAACCGCCGGCCAAGCCGGTAAGGAGCATCAATCATGGCTGACTTCTTTGGCACCGGCTCGCTGATCGCAACGCCGCTATTTGACGCAAGCGGCGCAGCAATCGCGATACCGTCGCCCGTTGTGATCGGCATCCTGCAAGATGTAACCGTCGACGATTCTGCCGACATGAAGGAACTGTACGGAGATAAGGGCTATCCGGTCGACATCGGCCGCGGCAAGCAGAAGCTGACGCTTAAGGCGAAGGCCGCGATGATCAACGCCGAATTGTTCAATTCGGTCTATTACGGCCAGGGGCTTGTCGCCGGCTCGGCGAACGCGATCATCGATACGGTCGGCTCGACGATTCCTACCGGCGCAGGCTCAACGGCGGTCAACGTCAATGCGGTTGCGACGGGCGGCGCGAGCGCGATATTCGCGGCGGACTTAGGCGTCCAGTTTCCGGACGGCACGCCGTACACGCGCGTCGCGAGCTCGCCGACCGGCGGGCAGTACGCACTCGTTACTGGCGTGAACAGTTCGGGCGCGACGTATCAGTTCTCGAACCTCGACGTTGGCAAGACGGTATTCATCAACTACCAGTACACGAACGCGGCGGGGACTGGATCGATCATGACCATCAAGAATATCCCGATGGGTCAGGTGCCGGTGTTCTCCGCGCAGTTGATGACACCGAAGCGCAACAATCAAACGATGTGGCGTTACTTCTACGCCTGCACCGCCACGAAGCTGACGATGGACTTCAAAAACGACGACTTCGTCATTCCCGACCTTGAGATCGGCTGCTTCGCCGATCCGACGACAGGGAATGTGCAGAAGTTCGCGTTCTCCGAATAGCCGCCGTGGACTCGGCCAACGGAGCGGTAAAATATGCGCCGATCCCGGGGAAGATTCCCGGGACGGCGGTCAATCTCGGCGGGCATGACTTCATCGTCGCGCCGCTGAATCTCGATCTGTTCGTCCAGCACGAAAAGGAAATAACCGAGTTCGGCGCGATCAAGGACCGCGGCGGCCTCGAAGCGGCGCTGCCGATCTTCCTAGTCTGCATCCAGCGCAATTATCCGGACATGACGCTCGAAGCGTTGCGCCAGATAATAGACTTCGCCAATGCCGGCGCGCTGATGCAGGCGATCATCGAAACGAACGCGCTGAAACTCAAGGCACCGGGGGAGTCGGTGCCGGCGGCCCCGTAGACTGGGCCGCGGTGTACGCCTTCGTCGCGGCGGCTACAGGTTGGACGTGGGAGTACATCGGGCAATGCCTGACGCTGCCCCGGCTGTTCGCGATGTATTCCGTCTGGAACAAATATCCGCCGCTGATCGTAGCCGGCGCGGCGCTGCTCGGCATCAAGGCCGACGATACGCCAGCCATTCCTCAAACGCGCGACGGCATCGCCAAGGCTATGGCCGACGCCGCTATCCGCCTGGCGCAAGCGACGACGACTGATCCGGCGAAACTTCGCTGGGTCACGGTGCCGCAAGAGCGACCCTAAATGGCCGACGACGCAGAAGTAAAACTAGGCGCAGATGTAGGCGACCTAAAGAGTCAGACCGCGGACGGCGCGTCGTCTGTCGAGGCGTCGCTGGCGAAGATTGCGGACGCGCTCGCTGGCCTCAGCGCCAAGTCGAAAAAGACCAGCGACGATATAAAGCAGCACACGAACTTGATGCAGCAGGCGTTCGACGGCCTGCATGAGAACGTCCGGCTGCGCTTCGGCTCGATCAACAGCCTCGTCGAGCAATTCTCGACCAAGCTGGCGGCTGTCGGCGCGGCGCTGGCCGGCGGCGCGCTATTCGGCGCGATGGTATCGCACCTGCAATCGTTCAACAGCGAAGTGACGACGCTGGAAAACGTCATGGGGATGGCAAGCGATAAGGCGACGCAGTTCGCCATTGCGCTCAAGATCGCCGGCTCGAGCGCGGAAGCCTATACCGGCCTGGCGCTGAAGATGGCGCGGCAGCTGAAAGCGAACGAGGAGGAGTTCACGCGCAACGCCGTGACGACGCGCGACGCGACTGGTGCCCTGCTCCCGCTCAATACGATCATGCAGAACGCGTTTGATCGTATGCAGCAGTTGAAGTCCGGCACCGACCAGGCCGAGTTCGCGCTGCAATTCTTCGGGCGCAGCGTGCAGGAAGTCTACAAGATGATCGTCATATTGCCCGCGGCGCAGGAGCGCGCGCGGCAATTGATGGCGGACATGAACGTCGAGATGGGACCGGACAAACAGGCGCAGATTCGCCGCTACCAGATCGAGGTCGGCGCGTTCAAGGAGATGCTCGGCCTCGTCGGCGACAACATCGCCGAGCGCGTGCTGCCGCAGTTGGAAAACATGGCGAAGTACTTTAACGAGACTGGGCCGGCTGCCGCTAACGTGTTCATCAAGTCGATGACCGGACTGCTGATAACGACGGATTACCTGGCTTCCAGTTGGTCGCTATGGGTCGAAAAATTCAAGATAGGCAACGAAGCCAGCCTGGTATCCGAGCAGACGTACTGGGCCGCGGCAAAGGCGCTCGTCACCGAAGGCTGGGACGCATCCGTTGCGATCTGGGATGCGGGGATGAAAAAGCGCGAGCGGATCATGATGGAGGGCAACGCTCGCCTGCTCGGCATGAACGTCGATTTCCAGAAGCGGCTCGCGCTGATTGCCGGCGACGGCAGCAAACCGCCGCCTGGCCCCGGCCCGCTCAAGTCCGGCAGCGGTTCATTCGTTCCCGTTCCGAAGCCGGAAGGCGACAAGATGGCCGGCTGGGAGAATGTGCTCAAGGCGTCCGAGAACGCGTACAACCATATGAAACTCGACCAGGGCAGCTTCGAGGTCTGGTCGGTCGAGATGACGCGCGATTATTGGGCTCAAGTCGTCGCGATGACGGCGGCCGGAACGAAGGAACATCTCGAAGCGCAGAACAAGTTTTACGACGCGGAGCGACAGGTTCAGCAGCGCGCGTTCGCCGGATACATCGGCAGCCTAGAAGTCCAGAAGGCGGCACTCGGGCACAACATCGAGGCGAAGATCGCCATCGAGCAGCAGGAATATGACGCCATCGCGCAGAAGAATGGCGCGCTCGCGCCGGAAACACAGGCGGCATATAAGCGCCTTGTCGATCTGCGCCAGCAGTTAGCCGACCAGCGCCAGAAGATCGCGGACATCGAGGCGAAGGCCGAGGAAGCGGCGACAAAGCACGAGTTCGACATGGCTAAGTTGGCTGCCGATCAGCAACTGGCCCTCCGCGAGATCAGCACGCAGCAACGGTTCGCCATAGAGCAATCATTCCTTGACAAGGAACACGCTGCGTTAGTCGCGAAGATCAACGCCGATATTGCGGCGATGGCAGCGGACCCGACGTCGGACCCGACCAAGCTAGCCGCGCTCAAGGCGCAACTGCTCAAGGTCGAACAGGACTACCAGACGAAGGCGACGACGCTGGCGAATCAAGCGGAACTCGATCGCAAGGCCGTAGCGATCCAGGCGGCGCAGGACGTCGAGAACGCCTTCGGAACGTTCATCGATGATCTGATCTCGCGCAACAAGACGCTCAAGCAATCGTTTCAGGACTTGGTCAAGTCGATCACGTCGGACCTGAATAAATTGGCGTCGCAGGAGATCGCGAAGTCGCTGTTCGGGCCGGGAACCGGCGGCAACAATCTCCTTAGCGGACTATTCGGTAAGATTTTCGGCGGCGGCGCGGGCGCAGGCGGCGACGCCTCGCAAGCAGCACATACTGCGGCAGTCGAAGCCGATACGCTCGCGACGACAGAGCAGTCGACGCTGCTGACAACGGCCTTTACGGCGCTGACTACCGCAGCTGGAACCGCGTCTGCCGCACTAGCTACCGTTGGCGGCGGTAGCGCACTCGGGAGCGCCTTCGGTAGCTTCGGCGGCGGCGATCTATTCGGCGGCGCTGGCGTCGGCTTCGGCAATCTCGCGTCGTTTGACGTAGGCACGCCGTATGTCCCGCAGGACACGCTCGCGATGGTGCACAAGGGCGAGGCGATCATTCCGGCAGCAATGAACAAAGGCGGCGCGGTTGCGACCGGGCCGATGCACATGCACTTCTATATCAGCGGCAATCCAGATAGCCGCACGCTCGATCAGATTCAGGCCGCGGCGGCGCGCGGCGCGAGCAAGTCGACGCGGAGCGTCATGTGACTACCTTTATCGAATCGCCGCGGTTCCCCGACTGGGCGGCATTCTGGGCGCGCGGCGGTCGCACGTTCAATACGACGGTCACGCGGACGTACGGCGGGAACGAGTACCGGAACGCGGCGTGGGCGATCGGCCTCGGCGAGTACGTCTGGGATAACGCCGACGCTGCTGCGTTCTCGCAGAATCCAGCGCTGACAGCCTACGCGTACACGCAGGTCCGCAATCTGTTCTCCGTAGCGCTCGGGCAGGTCTACCCGTTCCGGTTCAAGGATTTCCGCGATTACAAGGATGATGGCGCTGGCATCTTTACGATGATCGATGCGACGCATTTTCAGATGTACAAGCACTACGCCGTCTCGCCGCTTTCGTACAATCAGATCATCCAGAAGCCGGTCAGCGCGACCGTCATCGTTACCGGCGGCGCGTCGCCCGTCGTCGACTATGCGACCGGAATCGTGACCGTCGCCAGCGGAACGCCAACGGCATGGACCGGCGAGTTCGATATTCCGGTCCGCTTCGCCAGCGACGTTCCGCAGGTCGGGCCGGATACCAGCGGCGCGCAGATCAATTGGGAATCGCTGAAGCTCGTCGAGGTGAGGAACTTCTGATGATCCCCATTTCGGCCGCGCTCAAGGCGCACTTTCAGCAGCCGTACCAGACGACGTCGACGTGTTGGCTCGTCCAGCTTGTCAGCGGCACTGTCCTCGGCTTCACCGACCACGATCAGATCATTACCTTCGACCTCGAATCGTGGATGTCTGGCTTCGGGATTCCATCGAATCTGCCGGGAATCCAAGGAACGGGCAGCGTCGCCTACAGCGCCGTCGCAGGCTACACCAAGACCGACATCGCGAGTTCGGGCGCGCTCAACGTCGATAACCTCGAAGTCGACGGGATTCTCGTCTCTCCGTCGATCAGCGAAGCCGATCTGCGCGCGGGCCTATGGGACTTCGCGCACATCTCTATTTTCACCGTCAACTGGGCCGACCTGACGCAGGGCGCGCTCGTCCAGCGCTGCGGCACGCTCGGCGAAGTCACCATCGAGCGCGGCGCGTTCAAGGCGAAACTGCGCGGCGTAACGCAGGCGTACTCGCGCGTCATCATCGAACTGACCACGCCCAGCTGCCGCGCCAAACTCGGCGATTCGCGCTGCACCGTCGACCTGACGCCGTTCACCGTCACCGGCACGCTGACCGGCGTCGAGGCTGGCGCGTATCCGCGCACGCTCTACGATACGAGCCGGACGGAGCCGGGGCCGAGCGCGGGTGTCTCGATCACCGGCATCACGACGGCGAATCCTGGGCATGTCACGCTGGCCGCACCGCTCGGGCTGCCGTC